AAAGGCGACTACGGCCTGCACTGGGTCGCGGTCGCCTGATTGGCTTAACGGTAGACTTTTAATGGTTAAAATCCGCATCCTTGCGCGTCGCATTCTCTTTGCTTTAAATCGTGCAGCTTCATAGATTAAACATTGTTTGAGGTCGAGATAGCGTCCCACTGATTATTTCCATTTCTGTCTATTAGCAGCATCAACAAAATGTGTAGGCTTAGTAGCAGAACAATGAACTATAATTTTAGTATCAATTTCTTGATCTAGAAACTTCGTACCAATTTGTCCCATTACACGCTAATACTAATGTGCTATCTGCGGAGGTTATAAAATTACCAGATAATTTCAAATTAGAAGTATCTGTAACAGTAATAATGCCCTGGAAAATCAAAGTAAGTACTTCGCCAGAATGTCCAGATGGAGTAATATTGAAGAAATTATTTGTTCCGCTTATTTCATAAGTATCATACCCCTGCGGCAATGTTAAAACTCCGCCTGACACTGCAGTGCTAGAATCCACTACTGGAATTGCTGATGCATTAAACGCACCATTAAATAAATTGTCGCGAAATATTCTAAGTGCGCCTGCATTGCCAAGACGAAATCCGGGGGCAGTTGAGTCTGGGCAAATATTTCCATATATACTGCATGTACTATTAATATTGGCAGCTATGAAAATAGATCGCTCCATATTAGCGTTAGCATCAGTAACAATATTACCTGCAATCACATACTCACTACCTCCAGACTGCACATAAATACCATACTCATCACCAACTACATTTCCTGTCGCACAATCTTTAATACCATTATCCTTGATTGTTACGTAGTTTGAAACTGGCCCAGCTTCAGAAATGGCTGAATAAACACAGCCTCTGACTATGTTTTCCGATATATTAAGATTATTGCAATTCTTCCAGAAGATACCGCCAGCACCTGAATTAATTACAACATTGGTTGTCACATTGCAATCCTGGGTGTCACGTATATCAATACCGTAAGCGCCAGTATCAATTACTGTATTGCCAGATATTACACACCCCGTAGATAAAATAGTAGGTGTTCCAGCAGTAATATTGTTAATTAGAATGCCGTCCGATCCTGTATTGCTAATCGTATTTCCTGTTATTGCAATTGTATCCGGCTGTATTCCAAAGGAATCGTAGCATTGAACTTTTAAGCCAGTGCCAACCGCTCCAGTGTTCCGAATAATATTGTCAGCGATTACAATACGCTTTATTCCCGTGTCAGCGTATATGCCGTGTTCATTAATGAGGTCGTGGATTACATTTTCTGAAACCAAAACTTCTGATGAACCTTGACCAATGATCACGCCTTGAGCGACATCAGCAATATCATTATTAACTACCTGTAAGTTTTTGCCGATTAACGTAACCCCGGTACAATTCCTATAATTTATATCTACGCCTAGCACAGAATTTCCAGGCCCAGTAACTGTATTGTTGGAAAAAGTAATTTTATCGCCACCAGACGATATGTATATCGGGGAATAATAAAAATTCACAAACTTATTTGCAGACACTGTCAAATTTGTTGTGCCTGACCCGCTTATGCATCTAGCTAATGATGAGGATGTGTTTGTAAATGACGCTTCACTCTTGCCTACGAATTTGCCGCCAAATATAGTACATCCATCAGTAGAACCGGCATTTATAGTAATAGTCTGGTCAGTTCCTTGTGTGAGAGTGGCTTCATTAAAATGTAAACAATGATTATCAGATAATATCAATGTTCCTAATACTAAAAAGTTATCGCTAGAGTCACCGAAAGTTATATATTTTGCGGCATTCAAAGTGTTCTGTATTGCCGCTGTATTATCAGTCACACCATCCCCAGCTGCGCCAAACCACTTAACATTAACGGCCCCACTATAGATTCGCTCCCAATACCAGTTAGCATCAATAACAATGATAGTGCCGCCGTTATCGGTTAGCCCATGCCCAACTACGTTACGCAACACACCTTGGCCGCCTATACTTTCGTCGGTGACTGTTAGGGTTTGGCCGTCTACCACTTCACTTACATCAATAGACCTAACCGCGTTATAATTGGTTTTGTAAATACAAAAATCAGTGGCGACCGAACTTCCTGGCGATATAGCGCCAAGAGAAACACTTTCGACTCCAGATGAGTCATCTTTCCAGCGAAGAATTTGAGACGCTATAGGCTCATCTAAAGTGACAGGGAGGGAGGATGTTGTAGTATCTGATAACTGAAGGTATCTACCCTTCCCACCATCAATCTCTTGTATTACTGCCCATATTCGATCAAAGTCGGAATTAACCTCATCGGATAGAAAGTCTCCGCTGTTCTGGTAGTCCGTCAATCTTTCGGGAACTGTTGATCTATATATGGTGATTATATCGCCTGTAGTAGCGCCAACGACCAAAGTTACTGTGCCGCCGCTCTCATTCCCCACGCCTGTTAAAGTGTAGTCAGTTGATATGGCTAATCGCGTGTCACCTTTAAAGACCGAAATATCCACAGCCGCTATAATCTCAAAATTGTAATTAAAAACAGTCTGCCCACTTGTGGCAGTGTACTGGTTTCGTGTTGGGTTATTCTGTATGGTCATTGTGCAAACTCCGGTAGTATTTCGCCTTTCTTCCACCAATAATCTTGGTCATATTCTTTCTTGCGCTTCTTCATTTGACGCCTAAACTTTTTATTAAATCTAGGGTCGGCCATCATTGTTAATTGGTCGTACATCGCGTCAGTCAATAGCCTTGTCTGCCATACATCCGGCGTATATCGTTTAGCGTACTGTATCGCTTCGCCTGCAAAATTGGTATCTTCTCCTGATCCAAGTTGTTGCAAGTTGCCCAATGTAAGTGCTGCGGTTTTACTTACTAGCTCACCTGTAGGGCCGGTAATTCCAGCAACCGGCCCACCACCAAACCTATTAACATCGGAGAACATATAATCACCAACAATGCCGAGGCCGCCGCCTTGAGCCATTGAAGCAATAATAAACTTCCTCATTTGATCGATGTCGCCATCCTCATACCCAGTATCTCTCGGAGTCCTGCCAGCCACAACATCTTTAAGCTGTAGCGCCATGCCGCCCATAATAGTGGTCACGCCAAGCATTAGCCCTGCATACTGTAGCTTCCCCATACCTTCTTGGTTTAGCATTCTCTTGAAGTGAGTTTGCAATATAGTAATAGGGAATGATTTTAAATTCATAACTGTTCTAACGCCTTGGCCTGCCAAGGATGACCGCTCATAGCCGCCCGTTGTGACTGCCTGAGTATTTGCGTCCGGAGTAGGTACGGCAAAGTTGGTTTCTGACATAACCATTTGATGAAACTTAGCGCCATCTTCATGGATTAAATCGGCAAACTCAGCCTTTCCTCTAGATAGAGTTTTAGATTTTCTGAACTTATCCCAATCCGCTTTTTCAATTCCGTATATCTTAAACTGTCTTTTTGTATTGGCATCCAGGCTGCCGAAGCTCTTTTTAAAATTATTAGCTAGCGCAGCAGAGAATTCCATACCAAAAGCTTTACGCCCCGCATCAGTCCAATGAGCCAAGAATGACGCCCTCATTACAAAATCGGCCACCTTAGCTGTGCCGCCCGTGCCGTACATATCAGCAAAACGATTAGCGGTTGATGCCATATCCGTCCACTCGTCCAACCCCAAACCTATTTGAGCCGCAAACATGCGATCACTTTCGTTTGCTGGGTTTAACTGCTTAATCATTGTTCGCATAGTTTTAACAAAAGAGATATTATTCGACTTTACAGTTATCAACTGAAATCCCGCATCCAAGGTGGCACTAATCATGGCCGCGCCCAAGGTTGAGGCGGTTATAACGTTGCGGGTCCCCTGCCCAACATCAGAAGCTAAGGTCAAAGTTCCAGAATTTACTTTCCCGCTTACAGTATTCCATACTGAATCAAGTTTTGACTCTTGTATCTCGGTTAAACCATTCTCTTTTTTAGCCATGGCCTTTAGCGTGTCGTAAGTCGCCTGTGGGTTTGGCCCCATGATTTCAATCATGGCGTTATCGTTAGACTTCGTTTCTATATGGTCAGTAATAGTTGTAAACACATTACCAGAACCAAATTCGTCATTATAGTCAGCCCATGAATCGGCATCTTTAAAGAACAAGAACCGCTTATCCGAGCCTCTACGACTAAGCTTTTTACCCATTCTAGGGATGCTTAAATCTTTAGCCTTATTTAAACCGCCCGTAGTAATCGTTTCAAAAGTGTAATCAAGTGCATCCTCTAGGTCGGCATCACTTAACGGCCTGCCAAGGTCATCAAGCATTTGTGATCGGTCTAACTTAGGTTTTATTTTAGCTTTCCAGTCACCCAACCCTTTATCGGGTAACTTTTTGTTTAAAATCTTTTTCGCGTCATGCGATTGAGGTAACAACCATTTCTCATTCTTAGAGATAGAGCCGCCTTTAGCGTTAAAATCTACTCTCATTTCCTCAGCAAGATCGGACCACTGTTTAGCAAACTTCATTATTTCAGGATCATCTACAACTTCACCGTAAATAGCTTTTACTAGCTTTTTAATGCCAGCCTTGTCTTGAGTTAAGCCAAAATTCTTTGTCCTGAATGCGGCTAGAGCCTCTCTAAATCGAGCATGATAACGTGCTTGGTAAGCTAGTTGCAGCATATCAACATTATTGTAGCCGGCCTTTTCTGTCATATCCCTTGCGAGTAAAGACCATATACCATCAAACACACCTTTCTCGTGTGACTTCGCTTTTTGCCATCCATCAGCAACTCTAAGCGCCTGAATTGCGGCCTCTCTTTTTTGACGAGTTAACGCCAATGTTTCAATCTCGATAGCTTCCTCAAGATTATCGGCTAGATTTAAACTATCCCGTAATTTTTTGGTTATTTTGCCTGCCGTATAAGCGGCTTCAACACATGGGTTCATTTATATAAGCATCTCATAATAGAATCAATACCTTTTAGCTCGGTATCAATTTCAGATATAAATTGGTTTGAATCGTACATTTTGCCGTCCATTTCAACTGGCACACCTTCTTTTGGGGTTTTTAAGCTCCCATCAGATAAAAATTTCTTGTCAAATATAACAATCTGATCCTCGACTTTCAGCCCAGAAAAACCTTTTTCCATAAGTCTATCGTTGGCTATATTTCCCGCTTGCTGTGCTGTAAGCTTTTCTTTCGTGTTGGCGTAAACCCAGTCAACCGCTTCACTCTTATCTTTAACCCCCGCTAGCTTTCCGCTTATGTTCTTAACCTCTATAGCTGGTGGCGGCTCTTTTGGATTCTCGAATCTAGTCCGCTGTACCTCTAGCTCAGCTAGATATTCTTTATCGGCATTGATTAGCTCTTTCGAGGTCATGCTTTTAGGTTTTACTTTGCGTATTTGTGCGGGGTCAAAAACAATAGTTTCTTGCCCGTGTATTATGGAATCATGCCCTTTACTTTTGACCGCGCTGGTGAATTGGCCTGAATGCGCCGGTAATACCTTAATGCTTCTAACGTCACCGCTTGGGAGGGAGTCGACACGCTCCGTTAATATGTCTATTGATATATCTAAATACTCAGCTAATTCATTCTTGCTTTTAAATGACAATAAATCAATCGGCTTTTCAAGTTTTAAATGTGTACTTTTTAATATGCTGCCGTATGACTCCGCTGTTTTCTTGTTAGGTGAAAAATAGAACCCCTTCCCTCTTATACCAGGATCGGTAGAGCTGCCCATTTTTTTTATATCAAACTCATCAAATTCGTTGCTTGTTCCGTGATAGTAAACAGTATCAACATCGAAGCCTTTGTATTCCGCATCATTAATAACTTTCTCTTTGCGTAGAGGGTTATGGCTTAATGTTTCTTCCAATCTAGCCAACGTCTCATCAGCAAATTGTAATTGCTCACTGTCTGGCAAATCTTTTGTTTTAAGGCGAACATGAGATATGTATTCTTTTATCCCCATAGCTGTGCCGCCTAATAAGGCAGAACCTAAAGCCGCTGTACCAATATTAGTAATAGCATCCTGATATCCGTAAGGAGAGTCAATCTCCTCTTTATGGTCGAACACAAAAGCCTGAATACCTGTTTCAACCGCCATTTCAGTAGCGCCAATCTTTAACGCCGCCTTGCCTACCGCACGCAACCCTTTAGCTGCTCCAACAGAATACCCAATAGGCATGGTGGCAATAGATATGGGGTCGAGCATAAACGCAGTAGCGGCACCCAAAAATCTAGCCGTTCCTGAGCCGCGTTCAAAAACATCGTTAGCGTAATCTCTTCGCATTTTTAATAATTGATTGCGCTCTTCACTTAAAGTTTTATGATCTTTTATCTCCTCAAAATCCAGTGACGCGGCCTCGTAATCAAACTGCGCCGAATGGAGTCCACCAAGTGATGATGGTGTTGGTAAGCTACTTCTTGAGTACTTGCTTTTATCCAGCGCCCCCGAATCTATAAGACCCTCGACTATTCTTTTTCGATCTGACCAACCCTCCCTGTTTAATTTAGAGGAAATAGAAAGTTCCTCATCAAAAGTCTGTCCAATAGAAGTGGCATAAACATCACCAAAAGAAGATTTAGGTGCAAACTCTTCTTGAAAATTTATATCAGAAGAGCGCATTTTTTCATCACGACTAGAAACAAAAGCCATTACTTGCCACTCCTTTTTCTTTCTAATATCTTCCTTTGTCGCTCTTGCTCAGCGAGTACACGGTCAACATTCCTCGACTTTTTCTTGTCCATTGGGGCCTGGTTAACCTGGTCGTTCATCATAAGCAATTCGGGCGTGATAACTATTTCAAAAGGCTCATGCTTTTTGTTGTACTGTCTTGCTCCGTTAACCTCTATTTGATAGCGATTAGAGCCAACAGACACCAAATTGCCATCTCTAATATCATCTATATCGTGAGGGTGAAGCAATCCACCAAACTGCTCCAATGTATTTAAATTTATCTCATTAAAGAAGTCGTCAAGATCGTCTTCATCCACACCTTGAGGCAACTCAACTTTGCGGCCATTTACACTACCTACCCCGCCAGTAATAGCAAGTAATGCCTTTTCCATTGAGCCCGGGTCATACTCCTCATTACCAAGAGTTGCATAATAACTTTTTGCCGCCCTGATAATTGTTGCCCGATCTTCAACTTGATAGACTTCGCCAACAGCGCCGAGATATTCATCTAAGTCAGCCATGTAGTCATCTTGTGATGGAAGTTTAACCTGCTTAGTTTTAATCAGTTCCTCACCCAAGAAAACAGCCTTAGCTATTTCCTCATCATTTCTAGCGGATAACATGGCAAACATTGAGGCATTCTTTTTGTCTAACTGCTTGTAGGTCGCTTCGTTGCCGCCAAGACCCATAGCTAGATCAGCTTTATCTTTTGGTGTCATGTCGTCCATTGACTCAATCAGCGCTTCAACTTCTGTTAGCTTAAATGGGCTAACAGTAACGCCAAACCTTTCGCTCAATTCTTCTGCTTGCGCATTTCTTTCTTCTATATTCCCGCCGTCAATATTTGCGGGGTCAATAATTCCCTGTCTCTCAGCCAAAGTCATCCCATCCTCTTTGGCCTTAGCTGCTAAGTTATGCCGTATTTTACTAAAAGCCATAAAATCAGCTTGTGACTCAAGTGTTTTTGCGTTATTTAATTGAGCCAATATATTGTTCTGCTGCTTGGCAGGAAGTAACGCGAACTGCTCAACCTTCATTAAGCGGCTGTATTCGTCCTGCTTATCGGTTCCAGCTAATAGCGCAGCGCCTCGTGCTTTTTCAGTAGAGGATATAGGAAAGCCAAACTCAAGAGAGTCTTTAGCTTTTTTTAGCCAGTCATTACCTTCTTTAGCCGTTCCCCCGCCTTTTTTTGGCATCAATCGGCTCAAATCTGCGCGAATATCATCAACATTTCTTTCGTGCTCATCTGGGGTATAGTTTTCTGGCACCTTAGATTCAAACTTAGAAAGCATTTTTACTGCTTTTTCGGGGTTAGTTTTTGCTGTCTCTAAAATATCTCTCTTGTTACCCTGCCTAAATATCTCTTTGCGGCTATCCATGACAACCGCATCGCCTTGCTCTTTAGTCCAGAACCCACCAGACACCATGGCCTTTGAGCTTAACTCCAGCTTGCCTATAAGATCATCCATTTGATCGAAGTCGCCATTACGTGCCGCCCTTGACGCTTCGCGTGAATATGTATCAGCAGCGTTAGTGAGTTCGCTTTTAGTCTCTTCTTCTCCACGCTTAACTACATTATTATTAACCCGCATACTTCCACGAGTAATATAATTATTAATAGACTCAATTAATGGATGGCGATAAGCTTCTGGTACGTTCTTGACTAATCCATCAAGCATCCCTTTGGATGTTT